CGTGAATTGTGGGTGGCGTGCAAACTGACAGGCAAGCGCACGGCGTTATTCACGGCGACTTGCGAACATTGGGAGAGAAAGGAGCGGAAATGACAACCTGGACTAAACCAAAGCCGATGCTGCGGCACGAACGCGAATTGTGGCGTGACGCGGTGCTTGACGCTGCCGAGGGCGACGAGGACATCGCGCGGATAGCTAAGCACTTGCAGACTGCAGTCGACTTGCGCACCATCGCCGACAAGCTGGATGAGTTGAACGAGGTAGCAAATGACTGACCTCGCCACCGTTGCGCTTGTATCGTTTGTTTACGGTGTGGCGTTTGGCTTGCAGATGTGCCTGCCTGTGGCGTGTGGATTATACGAGTTTTTGAAAGGAGTTGACGATGGAAATCCTGAAAGTGATTGTTGATAAAGTGCCTGATAGCTGTGCTGATTGTAAATATTGCGTGAAGCCAAGCAGTTGGGATATGAATTTACACAGCAGAGCAAGGTGTCTTTTGAGTTGGGATTCAATGACGTATGCCAATATGGTTGGCGGAAGATTGCCTAGCTGTTCGCTTGTCAAGAAAGGAGTTGATGACAATGAGTGAAGTTACTTGCCCTGTTTGCAAAAATGCGATTGGTAGAACGCATTACATTGATGGAGTAGCGTTCCTGGATTGTGGCGGTGTACTCATACGCGACATGAAAGCGAACTGCAAACAATGTGGACGCGCTATTTTTTGGCGCGTGCCAGATGTCCGTTTGGAGCGACTTATCAAGCGGATGTCAAAAAACAGAGAAACATATGCAGCGGATGATAATTGCTGACATGTAGAAAAATTATGCTATAATATCAGTAACAGAATAGGATTTCTGGACTTTTCCACCCAGGACATATCGTCTGAAATGACGGTCATGTCTTGGGATTTTTGTTTTAACTGTGAGGTGAAAGATGTTTGAAGAATTTGTTGCAATCGCTTTGTTAGCGGAATCGTTTGTCATTGGCTTTACTGAGCTGCTGAAAACATGGATCAAGAACGATAAGTTATATCCTGCGATTTCAGTTGCGCTTGGCCTGGTCTTTGGCATGGCTTTTATCATCGCGACACGAATGCCATCTACTTATGGCGAGTGGATTTTTTCCGTATTCGCAAGCCTGTCTCTTGGTTTGGCTGGAACTGGTATGTATCGGGCTGGTAAATCTATTTTTCGCGGCAACAAAGAGTAATTCATGGATTGGTATGAAATTTTAGCAACATTTGTTGGCGGCGGGGCGTTGGTAACGATTATCAACGCCATCGCCAACCGCAAGGTAAGAGACGCAAGCGCGCATAAGACTAATGTCGATGCTGAAAACACGAAGCTGGAAGCGCAAGCAAATATTTATTCTACGCTTGCGGAAACTGTGAACACGCTTCATGAGGCAGCGGAAAAACATCTTGGCGAATACCAGCAGCGAATTGCGGAACAAGATAAAAAAATCGGTGGGCTTGAACAAAAGATAGACGGGCTTCAAGACTCTTTACTGAGTAGGACTACGGAAATGGCGACTTTGATTGAAGAAAATGCAAAATTGAAAGCGGAACTGGATACCGTCAGTAAGAAGTTAAGCGCGCGTGATAAAGATGTTGAAAATCTGAAGAAAGCACTCACCGAAGCGAAATTGCGCATTACTGAGTTGGAAAACGCTATGAAAGCGCACGAGATGTAAGGAGTACCAAAAAGTCCGTTTTCAACACTAATATGACCCTGAACAACACTATTTTAGACGATTTAGACGAAAAAGAGCTTAAATACGTTATGACGCGCATTGATGCCGAAAGTAACGCCGAAGCTCTTCGCGTGTCTGGTTTGTCGAAAGGTTGGCTACGCGCAAGAAATGTAGCAGACCTGAATGCGCGAGCGGAAAAAATCCGAAAAAATAAGGCGATGCAGGCAATCATGGATTTGAGTGGCTTTTTGAAGGAAGCGATTGAAGTCAAGGGTGCTGGGTTGAAAGCGCGCGATGAACGGGTGCGGCAATCGGTGGCGACTGAGATTATTGAGAGATTTTTGGGAAAGCCCTCGGCGTCAGTAGCGATTGATGTCAGTGAAGATAAAAGCAAGTCTGAGCATGAGGCATTGATGGACGCGCTTAAGGAGTGGCGAGATGCTAATCAAGACGTTTAGCAATAAGCAGATGGAAGTCTTGGCTTTTGCACTTGATGACCGCCCTATTCTTGTTGCGGATGGTGCGGTGCGCTCAGGTAAGACGGTTGTATTTTCTATGGGCTTTGTTATGTGGGCAATGGAAAATTACGACCAGTCTAATTTTATTATTGCTGGCAAAACTGTAACGTCTACTGAACGCAATGTGATCCGCACGATCCAGACAATTGATAACTTCCCGTATGACACCAGATATGTTAGGTCCGACCGCAAGCTTATTGTGAACGGAAACGGTGGGCGCGAAAACAGTTTTTATGTGTTTGGTGGCAAAGACGAATCATCCTATGAGTTGGTTCAGGGTTTGACCGCTCAAGGTGCGTATTTCGATGAAGTCGCATTACAGCCACAGTCTTTTGTTGATCAGGCAATCGCGCGGGTTTTGGCAAGCGATAACCCTAAAATTTACATGAATTGCAACCCAGAAAGCCCTGGGCATTATATTCATCAACAGTACATTCTTACTGAGCGGCCGGACGTAAAGCGGATGCACTTTGTCATGAGCGATAATCCGGTCATGACGCCGGATAAAATTGCGCGTGCCGAAAGGATGTATTCGGGAGTTTTTTACCAACGCTACATTCTTGGTCTTTGGGTGCGCGCCGAGGGTCTTATTTTTCAACAGTTTGCGGATAACCCATCTAACTGGCTCATTGATGAGCTTACTGAGTCAGAAATGCGCTCTCTACGATTCATAACATTTGGCGTGGACTATGGCGAAAATAAATCGCATACAGTTTTTGTGGCAACTGGGTTCAACAGGAACGCAAGCAGCATTTACGCCCTTGCAGAGCGAAAGCTTGACAGCAAAGGAATTGACCCAGTAGCGATTGAAAATGCTTTTGTAGATTTTGTTCGTGATGTTATGCGACTTTATCCAGGGGTGCGATTGACATATGCTTTCTGTGATCATCCTGAAACAATAACGAACGGAATCAATAAACGGCTGCAAAAAGAGCGGCTGCCGTTGGTCGCGGTCACTGCCAGAAAAGAAGAAATCAATACGCGTATTTATGCGCAAGACAAAATGCTTAATTTAGGAATTATGAAAATTCATAAACGTTGCCCCATGCTGGTTCACAGTCTTAGCAACCAGGTGTGGGATGAAAAGAAAACGGGTGACGTACGCCTTGATAATGACCCTGATATTGCGGACATTGCGGACGCGTGGGAATACAGTTGGCAACCGTTCATTGATGAAATTGGAGTGAGATAGTTATGAACGTTAGACATGTTATTAATGCAATAAAAGAAATTACGAAGCGCGACATTCACGAGTCGCCGATTTATGAAAAAATCGCCGAGTGGCGCGCGTGGCTTGATGGGGACGTGAAAGGTTTTCATGAGTATCAGGCGATGACGGACCTGGTGAACAAAACCTACACAAAAATCAGGCGCTACAAAACAGACATGCTAAAGCGCGGATCTGAGGATTGGGCGTCATTGTTGTTGAACGAAGGCACACGTATTGAGCTTGATGATAAGGCAAGTGAGAAATGGCTGCTTGGCGAAAATGGATTAGGCGGTGTGTTGGATGATAACGCATTCAGGCGCAACGCCAATGAGTTGATTGTCACTTCTCGGTGGTCTGGAACAGGCGCGTTTGAAGTCTATGTTGATAACATGCAAGTCGCAGCGGATGATAGTGCGAAGTTGCTGAAGGGTGACAGTATTGGTATCAACTTCTTACCTGCTGACCAGATATTCCCGATTTCTCACCGTAACGGCATTTTGAAGGAAGTGGCGTTCGCGAGTGATAAAGTCGTTGATGGCGAAAAGATGACCGAAGTCACGATGCACACGCTTGAAGGTGGGCAATACACAATTACAAAGTTTTATATCGGTGACAGTGGCAAAGTTGTTGGCGCGCCGGTCGCTATTCGCACACAGTCACCAAAACCGTGGTTCAGCATCGTGCGCAAGTCTGGCTACAACCGCTATGACCCTGATAGTCCATTTGGGGTATCAATCATTGATGGGTCTGAAGATGTTATGAAAGGGCTTGACGCGGCCTTTGATAACTTCATTCTGGACTTTCAACTCGGCAGAAAAATGGTGTTCATGAATTCGTCCATGTTTGCTGAAGGCGTGGACGGTCGGATGGTCGCGCCACAAATGGCAGGAGCAAACCTGTTCTTGAATACAGGCGACAGTATAGCGGAAGGCAAATTCATTGAGGAATACAACCCGAAAATTCGTGTTGATGAAAACGTGTTAGGACTTCAAAAGATGCTGGACTTATTCGCGTTCAAAATTGGGCTTGGCGAGGGCTTTTATCGTCTGGATAAAAGCGGTGACATCCAGACTGCTACTGAGTTTATCGGTTCAAAACAGACGTTAATCAAAAACGTTGCTAAAGAGATGATCAGCGTTACTGAGGCACTGGTTCAGATTGTCGAAGCTATCCTTTGGGTCGGCGAGTTTGCCCTGCAAGTTCCAGGAGTCAAAGCAGACGCGATGGTTACGGTGCTGCCAGATGATGGCTATTTGACAGACGAATACACAGAGCGTCGAATGTGGCAAGAAGAAATAGCGCAAGGACTGCGGTCGCCTGTTGAATATCGGGTGCGTTTCT